ATTTACTTATGCTTTTTGTTGTTGAATTTTTTGTACTTCTTCTTGGTTAGTTATACCTACTATATCTGGATGTTTTATAATAACACCTGCTAATTCTAGTATTTTTATTACTAGGTTAGTTTCTTCTGAATCATGCAATTGAAAATTTGTGGTTTTATTTGGCGAAGCATTATATAAAGCTTTTTCACCAACAACGTCATATCCCCATTCTACCCTTATAGGCTCCGCTATTATTTCACAACTCACATTGCTTGTCATTAACCCATTGTGGTTATAAACTTCTACATCACGCCCACTTATATTACTAAGTATATAAACAGGATTTTTATTTAAACCACCTGCGTGAAACGTAGAATCTAATATATTTCGTAATTCGTTAAATTTAATAAGTTTAGCTTCGTAACTAACACCACCTACAGTAACAAATATTCTACCTGTTCTGTAATTAGTTGGGTACACAGTTGCACTATTTATAAGAGGTTGCACTGTTGTAAATAGAGATAATTTATTTCCTATTAACTCTTCCATATCTGAGAACGTAGTAGTTTCACTTGGTTGTCTTTTAAACTGATTTAAATCGTAAAAATATTGCTCAAATATTTCTTGTTGTGCTTGGTTAGCTAAAAGATTAAACTCTAATGGAGTTATGTATCCTCTTTGTTCTTTATTAGCAAGCGCTAATACTCTTTGATAAACTGTGTCTATAAATACCATATTTTTTATTTATAATTATAAGGAAAAAGGTTGTTTAAAGTTTTTTTTCTCTTATTACATCCGCAATCTTTTCCAGTTTTTTTACTTACAGCTTTAACAACTTTTTTTATTCCTGTTGCTTTTGTTATCTTTTCTATAGTATCACCTAATCCTTTTGACTTCATAATAGTAGTGTTTATAGTAAAACAGCCATCCCTAAATTAGAGTGGCTGTTTACTGTAGTTTGTTAGTTTAATCTTTTTTCTATATTTGAATAAACTTCCATGCCTTCATCAGTTTTAAACCACTGAGCTAACGCTGAATAAGGGTGCTCGTCAAATGGGATTGTCATGAGTTTTCTATCATTAGAACCCCACAAAAAGTTTCTTTGATCAGAGGATAATTTTAATATCCCCATTTCAGTAGCTTTAATACCAAAATTCCTAAGTTGAACGTTATCATCATTAACTAATTCTAAGAATAATTTAGGATTCCTCTTAGCATATAGTAACAAATCACGTTTAAGTTCCTTAGAACTCATGTTTGATACATTGGAGCCAATCTCTACTCTTAAAACAGCTTCTGCCATATTAACATCTAGGTTTTGAGCTACATTTAATGCTTCAATTTCTCTTTCTAAATCACCAACTTCATCAGCAGCTATCTTAATTGGATTATGTTCGTCGTATAAAATACCTTTGTGTGGATGATATAAAGATAGTAACTTTTGTAATACTGTCTTTTTTCTATCAACTTTTAAAACTCCATCTCTAAAAACAATATGAGCGAGTCTCGCTTGAGTACCTTCTGGAAATTCATCAACAAAACAAGTTTTTTGATTTTCCGTGAGTTTTAATTCTCTTTCATATCCTTTCTCTTCATCAAACCAATAGATATTTTGAGATTTTAAAATCTTTGATATAGGAGATAAATCTTTTGTTAAGTAATACATTCTATCTTTGATTTCCCAATTATCTTCTAGATGAGATTTTTTCTTTGGTTTTGGTGTTACCACCGCTTTTGGTTTTGGTTGTTCTACAACCTGTACTTCTTCTTGAACTTGAGGTTCTTCCACCTCAACTTTTTTTACTTTCTTTGCCATAATATAATATATAATAAAATTAATAAAAAGAAATTACCTCCCCAATTAAGGGGAGATAATTTAATAATGATTATGTTAATAACATAAAGTTATTAGCACCTTGTGTAACTAAACATCTTTCAGATAGATAGTGGATTTGCATCGCATCTAAATCAGATGTTACAGCGCCAACAGAACCTGTAACCCAGGTTTTGAATCGCCTGTCATCTGCTTGTGAAGCTCTGTATCTCACATGTAAGAAAGGTCTTTTAAGATTCTTTCCTAGCATTTGATCATAAACTGAACTTGTTCCAGCTGGAATAAATATTCCACGGATGTTACTAGCTGTATCTAAGATACCACCTCTAGTAGCAAAATCATTTAGGTATTTCCAATCAGTTTTGTAGAAATCGTAAGAACCTCTACGGAATCCTGAGAAACCTAAATTAAGTGCCATATTCTCTGAGTTGTTAAATACTCCGTAAGAAGTACCACTCGCACCATAAGAATTCATTGTAGCTAACATGTCATCAATTGCGAGAGCTGTTGCTCTATTTGCAAAGATCATGTTTTCTTCAATAGAACCTTGTCTATCAAACTCTGCTAATATAGCATCAAACTCTCCTAAGTTACCAGGGTTTCCTGGAACAATTAGTGAAGCTTGATTACCTCTGGCTGTAACCGCTGAGAATAAACCTTGAGTACCAGCTGTAGTTCCAAGGAAATCAGTAATCTCACTTGCACCCGTTGCTGTAACTGTCGTTTGTTCACCTTCAACCATCGCCATCTCTAAGTAATCTGTGAAACGGGCTCTAGTATCACCTTCAGCTTTTAAATACCAAAGATAACCACCTGTTCCATCTTCACCGCTTACTTCAACCCAACCAATTTGAGATGTATCAGATCCAGAGATTTGATAGTAGTCTCTTAAAATAATTGGTTTGTTAGTAAAAGAAGTAAATACTGGATAGTTAGCTGTTGCTGTACCAGCTGTACCAAGTGAGTTATCTGCATAGTTCGTTGCTTTGATGTATTCCGAACCATATACAAATATTCTACAGTTTGATGAACCGGTACTAAAACCAGCTGCTGTTAAAGTTAAAGCCGTGTAAGGTTCAACCGTAATAACACCTGTACCGGCTGCTCTGTTTGATACGTAAGCTTTAACCGTAGTATTAGTGTCAGATATAACAATCGTATCACCAACTCTAACACCGTGATGTTGTACTGCTGCTGTTCCTGCTTGATTTTGTGGTACATTACCGTCAATATCAGTTACAATTGTAAGTGTTGACGACGCTCCTGCACTTGTAACGTCACAAATGTAAGCTAAGTGTAACCTAGCTTGTTCAGACCAAATAACCTGATCAGAGGTCATTGGCTCTTCTGCTCCAACTTGTGATAAGAAACCTGAGACTGTTCTATTACCGAACACTTCAGCTTCCTTTTCCATCAAGTCAGGCAGGTATTGTTGTGCCCAACCAGCTGTAGCTGTGGACGTAAAATCGATATAGTTTGATTGTAGCGTCGACCTTGAAGGTGACGGTATACTATTCAAACTAGTTCCATTAGTTAATGGCATAATGTTTTAATTTTAAATTGCTATTTTTGTTTAATTTTAAACTTAAAGTCATCGGCTGTATCACCTAAAACTTTAAATTTCAATCCACCAGTTTCAATCTCACCGTGTGATTGTCGAGGAGACATGTCTACGTTCTTGGCTTTAGCGACGCTATTTTTCATAGCGTCTGACTTTCCTTGTTCGTAAAAATGATTAGCTATAGTGTCAGCGTTCATAGCAGTAAATAAACCTTTGTGATAACCAGCCGCGTCTTTTAATTGAAACTTATTGCCAAGAAACTTCTCAACAAAATTACTTAAATCAGCTTGTTCACTTTTTACTTTATTAACATCTTTTACGTTAAATCTAAATTTCTTATCTCCGATATTATATTCAAAACCTTTGAACTTATCGTTAAAAACATTATTTGTTTTCTCAATAAAAATCTTTTGATTTTCCTCCATAGCAGCTTTTTCCACTTTCGTCTCCTCATTGTACCTATTAAAAAAATTAACTGCTTTCTGTTGCTCACTCGTGAGCTTTGAACCAGCTTTAATTTCTTTATAGTAATTGGACTTTAACTCGTCCAAATAAACTCTAGCGTCAGCAACTTGCTCTTTTAACGCTAGCTGTTTTCTTTTTATATCTACTTCCTCATCCACATCTACATCCCAAGAAAATTTATCTTCTAATGTAAATATCACTTCTTCTTCGGTTAAATGCGGTTTTGTGCGTGCATAATATTCCATAAGTAATGATGATTCATCATACTTGTCATAATCACGTTTTAATGCAACATAATCCTCTAAATCACCACCAGTTTCTTCCATAAAGTTAACTAACTTTTGAACACTATCTGGTAAAGGTTGTCCAGTTTCTTCGGATTCAACAATTGCATCTGCAACTTGTTCGTCGGTAGTTTCTTCTGTTATTTCTTCTATAACAGATTGTTCAGTGTTTTCCTCTGCAGACTGTTCAACAGTCTCTTCTTTACCAGTTGTTTCTTCAATAATCTTTTCTTGAACCTCCTCGGTTTCTTTGTTATCAACTGGTTGTACATCTTTTTCTGTTCTTAATGGTTGACTTAAATCAATCTTAGCAACGTCATCGTCTTCAGCGCTGTCAAATTTACTTTTGTCAATCTGTGGAGCGTCTTCCGTTTGTTCGGCTACTTCTTCCACTTGTTTGGCAACCTCTTGGACTACCTCTTCATTTGTGTTTTCTTCCATAATATAATATAATAATAATTAATAAAAATTTATCTTGGATCAAATGTACCTAAATCAAATCCACCGCTTAATATATCATTACCTGCGGATTCAAAGTTTTTAGGCGCTTTGCCAGTTTTTCTTTGGTCTATAAGTTCACTTTGTTGTGAAGCTTGTATTTTAGTTCTTTCGTCTTTACGATCTTCTTTATACTTCTCTTTGTCAATGTCACTTGTTTTCATTTGCTCTAGTGCCATGTTTATTTTAAATTCATGATCCATTAACTCTTTCTTAACTTGGGCTTCGTATTCTAAAATCTTCATTTTATTAAGCGTTTTCCCTTGTTCTACTTGCATTTCGACTTGCGCTAATACTTGGCCTTTTTGCGTTTCCATTTCCGCTGCGGCTTGTTGAGATTTAGTGTTAGCTTCAGATTGTACTCGTATATTTTCTTGCTGCATTTTTTGATCTCTTTCTAACTTCTTTTTTCTTCTAATTTTCAATAATTGATTAGCAAGTTTTAAACTTTTAATCTCTCTTAAATCAATCGCATCTTCTAAATCTATACTTTGCTGTGCTAAAGCTGCTTGTATATTATTTTCCAATACCGCTCTTTCCTCATCGTCAGGTTGTAATTCTAAAAATATACCAAAATCATACAAATGTAATTCATCCATCTCTTCTAATACAGCCACGTTATGAGTTCCTATAGCTTGAATAAAAGCATCTTTTGTTGGAGAATATTCTATAACGTCAGATACTCTAAGTGATAGACATTCTGCCGTTGAAGCTGTTAAAAATAGTCCAGCTTGTAATATGTGTCTGGTTGCTGTATTAGAATTAGCAGCCGCCATTTTTTGCACACCTACTAATGCTTTAGGATCTGGCATACTACCATCTCTAGCCTCGTTTAATCCAGTACAATCTCTAATCATTTGTAAATAGTAATTATAATTAGCTATAAGAGTTTGTATCTTATTGCTACCAGCGCCACTTTGAATTTCTTGTATAGGGATTTTACCTTGATTACCATCACCGTCCGCTGTCATTGATCTACCTACAACGCTACCAGTTTGAAAGAACATGTTTAAAGCTTCTTGTGGATTATAGTTTGTTCCATTACCTAAATCAACTTCAGCTAATCCATCAATATCTAAAAATATTCCATCTGGAACCATTCTAGCTAATACCTGTTGTAATTT